CCCTCGACGCTATCAAACTTTGGAGTAGTTCCTGTGTATGACATACTTACCTCTTAAATGATAAACCAATCAGTTCCGTCACTAACAAGTGTAGCGGATTGACGAGTAGAAGTTAATAAATAATTTGCGGCTGCGCCTTCAATTTGTTCCCCGTTGTGAGGTTCAAGAGTTACAAGATCAGATCCTGTTTTCTTGACCACTAATGTCTTGTTTATCGCAGGAGAAGGAAGCTTAACTACCGACACGCCAGATAGTAAATATATTTTATATGGCGCTGCATTAAGATCTCCTGTGTGAACATGAATGTTCATCACTAGACCCTCGAGGGTATCGACACGTCCATCAAGACTTACGATGTCTGATTGTGCTTGAGTCATGTCAGATTCTAAAGTTCCGACTCTAAGCTCAACAGCATCAACTTCTAATTGCGCTTGACTAGCTTCAACATGAACAGCCTCGAGTCTTAGATCAAAATCACTATCAAAGCTTTGACGATCTAAAACTTCCTGAGCGATTGATAATTCAACTTGCTCCATGTCTAATTGTAATTGAGCCACTTCACCTTGAATCACTGAGAGATCAACAGGAGGAATTGCAGCGATCGCATTGTCTGTGTATAGATTAGCCGCAGATAAAGTATCCGCGTCTTTAGAATCTACTTCAGTTTTATTGTAGTAGTCTGTAGGATCCACTGTCGGTATGGCAGCGATAGCATCATCGACGTATTGCTCTGTTGCGTATGCTGATAAATCCACTGGAGGAATCGCAGCGATCGCGTCGTCTACGTATTGCTCAGTTGCGTATGAAGATAAATCAACAGGAGGGATTGCTGCGATAGCATTGTCTGTATAAAGGTTTGCAGCAGCTAAAGTAGAAGCGTCTTTAGAATCCACATTGGCGATAGTCTCATACGCCGACAGATCCACTGAAGGGATTTCCGCAATGGCATTGTCTGTATAGAGATTTGCTGCAGCTAAAGTAGCGTCATCACCTGCAATTCTCGCATTTTGTTCAACAACAACTTGAGCATCTGCATAAGCTTGAGCCGAAGCTAAAGTAGCGTCATCGCCCGCAATTCTCGCATTCTGTTCAACGATAACTTGAGCATCAGTATATGACTGACTAGATGCAAGTGTAGCGTCATCACCTGCAATTCTTGCATTCTGCTCAGAAAGAACTTGAGCATCAGTATAGTCTTTAGCTTCTTGAAGATTATCAGTGTCGGCTTGTTCAAGAGCAGACACCTCCGACTCTAATTGAGCAAGTCGAATAAGCTGATTAGGCTCAGTGGCATCAACTCCCGGCATCAAAGGGATTACTGGAAATTCCACCACGTCATCTGCATTTACTTTAAGAATATTTACAAATCCGTTACCGGCAAAATTTTCCGCTTTTAAAAACTCATTGTTATCTAAAGCGATCTGATCGGCGCCGATGGCATTGTTCTCAATATTCTTTCGTTTGTACTGTGCCATTTAAGACCTCAATTATTTTAAAGTAATATCATAGTTCGAGACATCTTCAATCTCTGATCTTTGTACGGCCAGGAGAGTTCTATCTGAAGTTGACAAAATAACTTTATCTAGCTCATAGATCTCGCCAGACAATCCTTGTCTCACCTTCATTAACTTAGATGTTAGCTGATTTTTAATCCCAACATAAAGTCTTTTTGAAGAAGTAGTGTGCTTAAAGATATAGCCTACAAGATACCAGTTAGCTTCACTTGAAAATGTAGGATCCCCTGATACGCTTGGAATAGCTTTAAGCATTGCAGCATCATAGCTTAATTGAATCGGATCGCCTGCATTTTCTTGAAGAAGTTCTACAAGTGCGGCAAGTTCATTTGTATTTGATCCAATAGTTTGTAAGCCAACACCATAAGTTCCTGAAGCATTAACCTGTTCGATAGTTATCTCAGACCAATGAAGTGCACCATCAACTCCAGTAGGCGCATTGGTTGCACTTGAGGTATGTTCAAGAATACAAACCCAATACTTCGAAGAGTTAAAAATCATTGTTCCTGCAGTAATTAAAAATCCTACAGCATGATTAGGGAGAACATAAAATCCAGAATTTGGAGAGCCTAAATTTAGATTTCCACTAATCGAACTATTGATACCTCTTACGCGTAAACAATAACTAAACTCTCCGAATTCTCCATTGAAAGTGTTGCTCGTAATAGTGGATCCGGGGACATCACAAGTCACCGCTTGATTGTAAGAAATGCCTCCACCAGTAACACCATTAATGATGTTATTTGTGAAAGTTACAGGTGAAGTGTTGTTAGGTTGAAACACAACTAGCTGTCTAGCTACGTTAGGAATATTGAATTGAATGTTTGTAAGAGTTACAGTCTGAGTTGATCCAACACCAGAAAGCAAAGCCTTATTTAGAGTCAAAACATTTCCAGAGATAGCAGAAACAGTTGTTCCTGATTGAGTAAATCCTGCAACAGTTAAGATTGGTGACCCAACTTTAACATCAACAAGATAATCGGATGATGGTAGTTCAACAGTGGTTGACGAAAGAATGTTACAAGAAAGTGCTAGTGAACTAAAGGCGTGAACTTGAGCAGGTTGTTCACCAACAAAAGTCTTTCCATTAATTACGCATCCTGTGACAGTTCCACCGCCAGGCCCAGTGTTGTCCGCTACAATTGCAAACTCTCCACGAGCTTCGATTTCACAATTCTCAATTAAGTAGTTTTGTGCAGCAACAGCACCAAGACCAGACGTTCTAAAATAGATCGCTCCGTTGTCACTTGCTGCTCTCGTTTCTAATGCTTGAATGGCGGAAAGTTTAACATTCTTAAGAGTGTTACCATTCCCTCTCCATCTTATAGCAGAATCAATAAAGCCCATCGTGACAGATACGTTTGTTTTAGCTGCTGTTGTGTTAGCTGAAATTGTGAATGATGTTGCACCAACTGAAACAATTCTTGTGTTAGTCGCAATACCTGAAGCAGAAACAATGTGCCCTGCCTTGAGTCCGCTAGTGTCTGCTACATTTATCGTTGTAGATCCTAATGCCCAAGTACATCCAGCTTTTACAAAATTTGCTTGTTGCTGACCGATAATAAAAGTTTGATCCTTACCTGCACCTTGAATTGTAATCCCGTCTTTGTAGAGATCGATATTCTCCTCAAAAGCTGCTGCTTCGACTAGGATAGTATCTCCACTAGAGGCAAGAGGGATTGCACCTTGAATTGTAGTACTATTTCCAGATCCATCTTTTTTAACATAAATAGTTGCCATAATTATACCTCGTAGCTATATGAAATATATGCTGTTTCACCGATGGCAACTTCTTCAATTCCACCGATTGCAAAAGTGTTAATCCAAGTAATCACTGTTTTTCCGGCCACTACCGATAAGCTAAAGTCTCTTATATTGTGTGCCTTCATAGCGTCGACGTGGACATCTAAAGTCGCAGCCACCGCTAAGTGATCAAGCGTAATAGATATTTGTTCTGCCGAACTTGCTATAGGAACCTGCATTGCGTGAGCAACAAAATGCCCTTCAGCCTCAAGTGCTTGAACTCTAGTATCAATTGAAGATACAGAAGATTCTAATGCGGCAACAGAAGCGTTAAGCGCATCGATGTCCTCTGAGTTTCCACCAGAGAAAGCTTCAAGATCGTCAACTTCACTTTGAATGCTGTCAGCATATGCCTCGAGATCAGTAATGTCCGATCCTAAGTTTACGATGTCGGACTGCGCTTGAGTCATGTCGCTTTGTAGCGAAGTGATATTTGATTCTGCAGTATCTAGTCGTCCATCAAGTGCAACATCTGCAGCACTAAGATCAACAAGTTTTTGCTCAATGCTCTTAACTTCAGATACCATTAGAATATCAGAAGCATTAAGAACTACTACACCTGTTTTAGTATTTACTGAGTTTACTTCACTTGCACTAATTTCAATGTATTGAGAGCCAGACCACCGATAGCATTTGCTGTTATCAAGTGCTACGTAGATCTTGGCTGTTTCACCAATTGCCGGAAATCCTGCAAGGTTAGCAAATTCAAGAACATCATCGACGTATGATGGTAGGTATTGTGCATCAATAAGAGAGGATCCGTTAAGAGGTACAAGACCTCCGGCCTGGCCAACTGAGTTTTCAATAGCAGCTACATCTGACTGAAGAGTAGATATACTAGATTGAGCAGCATCCATCTCACTTTCAAGTGTTGTAACTTTAGGCTCAACTGCATCAAGTCTTCCGTCGATAGATATTAAATCTGACTGAGCAGCATCCATCTCGCTTTCAAGTGTTGTAACTTTAGGCTCAACGATGTCTAGTCTTCCATCAAGAAGTCCATCTGCTGAAGATCTATCAAGAATCTCTTGAGCTAAAGAAGCCTCAACAGCATCGATGTCTGATCCAATAGCAGTATCAGCAGCTTGACGATCTAAAACTTCTTGATCAAGATCAGCTTGTGTATTGTAGGCGTAAGCTTCAAGATCATCGAGATCCCCTCTTACGTCACCTTCAAGACCCTCTAAGTCATCAATTTGATCTTGGAGATTTTGATCTCCTAAAATTCTAGCCGATTGTTCTGACGAGATAGCCGCTTCGACGGCATCAATTTCTAAGCCTTGAGCAGTGTGAAGTGAGTCAGCGTATCCTTGAGCGTCAGCTAAAGTTTGAGCATCTTCTAGTTCACGACTAGCAGCTTCTTGCGAAAGTGCTAATTCAACAGCGTCGATCTCTAACCCGATAGCAGTATCAGCAGCTTGACGATTAATAACTTCTTGAGCAATTGAAGATTCAACAGCATCGATGTCTAAACCGATGGCAGTATCCGCGGCCTGGCGATCAAGGATCTCTTGAGCAACCGAAGCTTGAACAGCGTCAATCTCTAAACCAATGGCAGTATCTGCATCTTGGCGATCATCAATTTCTTGAGATACGGCATTTTGACGATCAAGAATTTCTTGAGCAAGTGCAGTTTGAATGTCTTGAACATCAACAGCAAAGTCCGATTCAACTCTCACAATCTCAGAACTTAAAGTATTGTCAGAAGCTTGTCGATCTAAGATCTCCTGAGCAATCGATGATTCTACCGCATCGATGTTTAAACCGATTGCAGTATCTGCTGATTGTCTATCGAGAATTTCTTGGTCTAAATTATTAGATACAGTGCTTAAAGCATTTTGTAGTGCAGCTACTTCGTCTGTACGATCTTGAATTTCTTGAGCAAGTTCACCACTGATAGATACTACTTGACCTTCGAGTGTTGTAACTCTATCGCCAATAGCATCAAGCTCAGGGATTTCACCTAATTGTAATTCTGCAATCTCTTCTTCAAGACGAGCAATGTCGTCCTGCCATGCGAGTCTATTGTCCTGAAGTGCCATGCTATGCCCCTCCGGTCTTAAGAATTACATAGCTACTTAGCGCTGCGCTTCCTGATACCCTCACAAATCTAATACGAAAAGAGACTACAGGAACATTGGCATCAAGGATCATTTGTGATTGATCTGCAGTAGTGACAGGTATTTCGTTTTTAACTACCCAATTCTGTACGCCATCTGAATCAACAGGATCGCAAGAATATTCAAGAAATAAAGTTCCTGTTACTGGTTGATCCCAGAACATGTGAACACCTAAATGTAGATTAGAACCAAACTGATATGACTTCGAAATGAAGCTAGACCCCATAGAAACGATTGGATCATTGTCTTCGTCGTGTAGTCCTTTGATTACTATTGTTTGACTCATGGAGCTCTCCTAAATTATGAACCAATCTACACCATCAGAAATGAGTGTAACCGATTCCTTCGCCGATGTTAAACTTTTATTAGATGCAACATCATCAATTTTTTCAGAACCGCTTCTTACTAAAGTGACTAAATTGCTTCCTAGTTTCTTTATGTCTATGATTTTATTTGCGTCTGGTGGCGGTAATGTGACGGATAAATTATTAAGCTCAATAACTAAAGTCCATCCAACTTCAAGACCGCCGAAGCCTCCGTCGCTAATCCAAGCAAAAGGGCCACCTTGCAAATAAATATCAGTATCTAAAACATTATAATGGAGTGGAGACTCGAGGACAGTAACCACCGATAACGGCGATATAACCTTAACCTCAAGATCTGCAGAATTTACAAAAGCGAATGATATTGGGAATGCGCCCGTAAGCCCATCGCCAGGAATGCTTTGTGAACTATTTGATACCACATAAACTTTACCAAACTCGGCAGTAAAGTTTGCACTCTTAAGTTCTACATCAAATGATACTGCCGGAGCACTCTCTAATGCTGCTATGCGAGATTCATGATCTAAACTTGTCACACCTAAAGCACTTGCCTGTGTTTCAAGGGCATCAATCTCTTGTTGCTGATCTACGTTTTCATCGACTAAATTCGATATGCTTTCCTCGAAAGTATCGACTTTATCCGATAGCACTTGAAACTCTGACGCAATTTCAGTAACTAACCCTCGAAGGGCAAGTACGTTCATTGTCAATCTATCAGCTACTTTTTCTAAGACCTCTGGCGCAAAGCGTCCAAGATCTCTTAGCTTGGCAGGTTGAAAGGCATTAGTAGAAAACTTGATCTTTAAAGTATAGTCTTGCTTAAGACCATTAGGATTAGTCCACTCAAAGTCTGGGCTTACTTCTAAAATAAATGTTGCGTCAGTATTAGGAATTCCAATACTATCTAAAACATAGTGCGTATCTTTCACTAAAATGACAGATTCGCCCAATGGCGAAACTATTTCGGCTTCGATGTTTGCATCTTCAAAAGTAGGAAAAGATACCGGAAAAATAATTTGTTCCGTACCATCGCCTACAAAACTTAGAATTACGGGCGTATTTAAAGGTATCAAAAGCCACTCCTTAACTTTATTAATGATGCAGCCTTATAGGCATTTAAGTCAACATCAATTAGCTATTGCTAGTTTAATCTATTTCGTTCTGTAAATCTTCTAATTGATAGCGTCTTATTGCTCTTTCTTCCGCCATCTCCTCTTCTGTTTTGCCTAAGTTATAATACTGTAGTGCTCTGCCTGTCATAGTGAATACCCCCGATCCGGTTAGAAAGCTTGACATATCAAGTAGTGCTTTCTTCTCTCTGTCATTCAAACTGACGCCGCGATAAAGATTTTTAATGCCACTTCCTGCAGCCTCTCCTCGACCTATGACGTTAGATACTGGGCCAGAACTAGCGGATCCATAAACGATATAGCTCTCTACGAATCTTCCAAGAACTGGAGCAGTCGTCGAGATTGTGGATCCTGTGATTTGCACTGCCATTCTTTTTTCTTTCTTAAACTCCTCATCCTCTTCCTCATCATCTGCACCAAAAATAGAATCAATTGCAGCTTGGAAGTAACCTTCAAAAAGTACAGGCCCGGCAACAAGAACAGTCAATGCGCCTGAAAGACCTTTAACTTTATTAAGATTATCTTTATTGTCTCTGATCTCTAGCCCAAGCTCATTTAAGTTAATTAAAGGAATACTTGTTGCAGTGAGAAATAGTTTCTTAAGATCTGTACCTGCTTGAAGATTGGAAAGTGCTGATGCCGCCATCGATCCCTGAGTTCTCATTACAACATCGTCTGCGACTGCTATGGCTTCCTGCTCAGATCTTCCTTCTTTTAACTGTCTAGTATATGCTGCACTCCAAGTGGCCAAGTCTACGCGTTGCTGAAAGTACTGAGCAAAGAAAGTAGCAAGTAGGTTAATTTTGTCATCTGTCCACGTAACCCAATCAAAATTAGTATTAAGAAGATCCATCGATCTGTGCGCATCTTTAATAGACGTATCGTATCGCTCTTGCATAAATGGCGATTTACCAAGTACTTGAGATGCAACTGCTTTAGGCTTCAGGTACGATTCGATGGATGCTGCCACTAGGTCACGCTTCTTTACCCGTCTTGTTGCTTGCAATAGCCCTAGATTCTGTCTAAGACCTGAAGCAATGTTAAGAGAATAGAGTACAGTGTTGACTCCCTTGCGTGCTACGCGCGCGTATCGATCCATTAGATCGTTTGAGTATTCTGTGTAAACCTGTCTTGTAGTTCTGTTAAACCATGGAAGAATTACGTTTCTGTATGCGCCCGGTGCTTTCTCTTCAACTGCATTTTTTGCCTGAGGAGTAAGCATAATATTTCTAAAATTAGAAAGTGCTTCGCGCATTTCAATAATATCAATTGCAGCATTTGTGTATGCTGTAAGAGTAGAAATATCTAGGTCAATTTTGTCCACCCCACCTGTACGCTCTTTGGTAAAGTTAGTTCTTTGAACAAACGTCGATGAAGGTACTCCGTTAGTATCTATAGGCATATAATCCGAATCACTCGTTGCTGATTTAAAATCTGCATTAACAGAGATCGGCGCGTATCCTCCCGTAAGTATAACATCCTTACCATCGACGTTTACTGTAATTGATCTAGCTTTAATCTTACCGATAGGTATGTTATCTGTTTTTCTCATTGTACTTTCAAGCTCAGGATGGAGCTCTTCAAATACCTTCCAAATTTCATTAACAGCATTAATATGCCCGATGTTGACTTTACCTTCTTTGATCAATCGATTCATGGCCTCTTGATATTTAGTTAAGTCCACATCACGAGTAGCTTCATTAGTATCGGGATCTAAAACATAGGAAATATCGATCTGGGCATTTCTTAGTAAAACTTCGACTGCACCAGAATTACTGCCCATAAGCGTCATGAACTTAATTAGCTCGCCATCGTTTTCAAAAGTAATTCCAAGCTCAGGCATTGCGATAGGCTTAGGTAAAATCCCTAAAGCTTTCTGTGCAAATTCTGGAAGTCTTTTTCCGATAGGATTAAAGACAGCCTCTAGGCCAGGATTGTTCTTATAGATAGGCTTTAAAACATCTTGGATTCTGATCTTAGTCTTTTTCTTTCTTACCGAAGACTTACTCTCAGATGTAGTGACGTCAGAAATAATTTTAAACATCTGGCTCTTATAGTAATCTTTTCTTCCGATAAGAGATTCCATGAGCCATCGAATGTTAAGTGTGTCTTTAAGTCTTCCTTCTTTAAGATCTAAAGTCCCTGCGTATTGAGATACTTCCGAAGCAACGGCGTCACCCATTTCGTTTCTATCTGCATCTTTTAGGTCTTTCTTAAGCCTGGCCGCCGCCGATGATGCTTTTAATATCCCGTTCATTAAGTTTCCAAACGATAGCGCTGCCGCTACGTTGTTCTTTATTCTTGGCCCACCATAGCTTAAGTCATTGTATCTGTTGATAAGATCGTTAATCATCTTAACCATCGACGGGTCAATTGCACTCGCATCGCTAATAAAGTCTATAGCAATCGGAGAAATCTTTCCTGATTCAGACTCCATGATTATCCGCTTGCCTTGATTCAGTAGATCAAGATCATAGCGATTAGCTGCTGCTTTCTTACCTGCATACTTAACAATCTTTCTAAGATCTTTATCCATCTTAACAAAAACAGAATAAACTTTTTCAGCAGTTTCAAATGCTTTGAAATTTACCATCTGCTGATATTTGTCCTCAAGTGCTGATACAATATCGTTTGATTTAAAGTTCTTAGCTGCCGACTTTCCTTTTCTATCTGAATCAATAAGAAATCTTTTTGGTGAAAACTTATAAGCTGCCGACTGCATAATCTTCGATGTTGCCAATCTTTCGATCTGCTCTTTAGAATCTTTACCTGTATATCTGGCAGGATTAATTAACTTTGATGCTACACCTTTTAGAGTAGGCAAATATTTCTCAGCCAGGATTTTCATCTCAAGCTGCATTAGTTTTTCTTTGCCCTTATTCTGTACGGCTTTCTCAGCTATTTTGTGAATTTCATCGTCTGTCTTAAGTAGTGGGATCTCGGCATCGATCTGTTGATTTACTAAGTCATTGATGAGTTCATCTCTCTGACTCATTTCAATCATTGCAGTCATTAGCTCTGTGTAGTCGTTTATGTTGTTATCTGCCATAAACTGATCGACTTCGATTCCACCTTTGCCTTTAGATGCCATGACCTGAAAAGGTACGCGTTGCCTAAAAGCTGATGCGCCTTCCACGTCGCCGCCAAAAAATACTCTAGCGATCGAATTAAAACTAAGTCGTGGATCCGTTCCTTGCTTTCCGCCTTCAACATACTGAGCATAATTGTCTTTAAAATATTTAAGAACAAGGAATGTCGGTTGTGCATCAACTTCGTTTTCTGCCTTAACTCTAAACTCTTCAAGACGTGCAAGTGCTTCAGTCTCGCGCTCTTTTTCAGATTTGATAAATGCTTTAGTATAGGTGTCCCCGATTGCTCTACTTCTTGCCTCTTGTTGAGTTTCAAGATATTTAGCGCCATCGGCCCCAAGCATATTTGCGTCGAACATAGGCTCAGGGAACATCGGGTACAATGTATTTTCTATCTTGTCCGATGCGCCTAAGATAGTTTCAAAGATCCTTTCAATCTTAGGATTGATCTTAAATGGAGGATATTGCTTATAGGCATTACCAATTGACATGGCGATGCGTTTTAAGAATTGTCTAAAATGTTCTAGTACTTGTCTGAATTTATTATTTTCAAACTTACCTTCGTAGAAATATTTTTCTGCAGTCTGAGCGAATGTTTCGTGAATTCTTGTTTGCTGCTCTTTAGGAAGGTTAAGAATATCCGATATGTTACCTAGTTCAAATAGTTCAGCAGTATCTTGCATTGCAGTTTTGTACTCTCGCTGCCTATCAGTTAATTGCTCTTCTGGGATAGCGAATATGAATTCACTGTCTCTGGCCATGTCATGTAACCACGAGTGGCCAAGCTCATGTGTGACAGTACTTAGATCTGCGTTCGGATCAATAAGGAGTTTAGTTAGCCCGTAAGGTAATCTTTCTGTAGTAATGTCGTAAGTAAATACACCTATCGTATTTTCTTTAAGTTTTTTTCTTGCCTTTTCTGCGGCAGTTAAAACTCCAAACTGCATAGTCATAAGTTCTTCAGGGCGCATGCCTAAAACTTCTGCCCTAAATCTTAGATGAGAATATTGAATCTCAGCAATAGCATCTAAAGATTCTTTAGGTATTTCGCCTGTCAGCTTTGTTGCTCTCTTTAGACCTGCTAAAATCTGAGTCATTAATCTTTGCTCTTTTTTATTTCTAAACTTCGATAGTAGCTGAACAGGACGCATTACAATATTACCTTCAGCTTGTGAAGGTTCAATAATTTGCATAGGTTCAATAGGCTCTGCTACGACGTCACTAGGCTCTTGGCCAGGAACAGGAGGTGGTAGATCCTCTTCTGATGTTTGATAGAATGATCTTACGATTTCAACATCTCTATCCTCGAAGATTACAAAATTTTTCTTATCGCTCTTTCCGCCTTGAGCAGAATATTGAATTCCGAAAATTCCTTTGCTTTTTAAAAAGTTAGAAGCTTTCTTATCGCTACCTAATTGATTAGATATAGCTTTGTAAAAACTTTTTCCTGATTTCCATTTTACTTCAGGATCAGTTTTGTATATTTGTTTCATTACTGAATCTAATCTGTCTTTTACATATTCAGATTGCTTAGAGTATGTTTCTTCCCAATCAAGCATCTGCTCTTTCTCAGGAATTTCAACTTCGTAGGTTTGACCTTTATCAGTTTGCCATCCTCTTGATTCCATGACTTTTTTAAATGTTCTAGAATCTGGAGTGGTAAAATGTGTGCGAGGTCTTTCTCCCGGAATTTCATTTCCTTGTGCGTCTACAGAAATTGTTTCTACATACCATCCTTCTTCATCCCCATCAATAAACTGAAGAACTTTTTGATTTGAGGCATAGCCTGGAACAATTTGGCCAGGAGTATAATACTCTTTTAAAGCTTCAATAGGTAGCGCAAGACCTCCAGTATTGAGAGTCTTTCCATCTTTTGTAAATGTTTTTGAATATTCAGTTAGCTTTTCTCTATACCATTCAGCGATGTCTCTATCTTCTGTAAAGTAAAGGCCGTATCCAAATGCCTGAGCACCTTCACCTGTACCTATGGCTGCAGTAGAAAACTTATCAAAACGATAAGGACTTCCATGGTATGCCGATTGCAGGAACGACATAGGATTAGTAAAGACATCATCGGCAATTTCTGCCGCTTCCTTTGCATTGATTCCAATGTCAGGGAAACGAGCAATATCGTCGATGCCTTCGATTGCATCATCTGTTTGAAATGTAAGCCATTCGTCAATAGTTACTGAAACACTTGAGTCAGATTCTTTATTCTTAATATATTGGTCTTGTACTTCTGGGCTAAGATTTTGAATGACTATCTGAGGATCAAAACCCTTCGATGTGACAAACTCATTAAACTCAGATGGAGTAAATAGTACAATCCCTTCCTGATCGATCTTTTCTTTTTCCGCAATTTCTTTATCACTTACTGTATCTGTTTCGTCGTTATAGATTTCAGGAGATCGAGATTTATCGGATCCTGCTTCGACAATAAGATCTTGTACAATTGTTTTGTTTTGTTTAGCGTCATCACTTTTTAAGATTTCTTGTCTGATGCCTTTAAGAGTCTCTGCGCGATCTTTGGCCGCTGCAGATTTCTTAATGTTAGATAGCATCTTATTAGCGCCCTTCTTAGCATACTCTGCGGTAAGGACTGATCCGTTTGCAATTGCTGATCCTGTAGCAATAAAGCCCGGAGATACTGTTGCTTCTCTTACTGCTGCAGTTATATTCTTTGGAAGATTCTCAATGCCTTTTCCTACATAAGCATCTGCTGCCGTCGATGCTGTGAACTCGGATCCACCCTCTTCAATGACAGAAGCAGTGGCAATCTTTTGTATTTTAGGAATTACACCTGCACCTTTAGCTGCAATCTTACCTGCGACTCCTCCAAGTAAAAAGTCTGAAACAGACATTGCACCTGAATATATGGCCGACTGTGCTCTCCAAGTAGCCACTCTTTCTGGATCACTAAACGCTCTATCATAATCTATGCTACCGTCCGGACGTCTAAACTCTTGAAGCTGTTCATCCATTCTGGATCCAAAAGATAATAAAAGAGATAGCCCTGTACCTCCGACTACTAATGTTGCCCCTGCAGTTGCGCCTGCACCTGTAGATGCCAAAATTCCACCTGTAATAGTTAATGCAGATGGTGCAAAAGATGATGCACTGGATACAATCTCCTCCATATACTCATCAGGATCCCCTGCGTATGAGGCAATCGCAGATAGATAATTGCTTAGAGATTCGTATGCCCCTTGAAGCACTTCCCCTTGCATGATTTTACGAACGCCTTGCTCACCGCTATTCCAGTATGTTTCGATCTTTTTTCTAGCTGCAAAATCTTTTACTGGTCTAAATTCTTTGGCTTTCTGATCAAGCTCAAATAGCGCCCTCTTTCCTGAATTAGTATCCAATCCCCCATACAGCATTTGAAAATGCGTAGCATATCGTTTTAGCGTAATCTCATTAGATCGAAGTGCTTTTACAAAATTACTATCAGTATTTAAGGCTTTAGTTTTTAATTCAATACGATGAGGAAGCTCACCTGTCTTTTTCATCATGACATAGTTATCAGGATTCTTTGCCCATTGAGATACTGCAGGAAAGTATTGTGCAGTAAGTCCATTAGCATTTCTGGCGAGAATATCCTCTGCGCTACTATCGGCTAGAAGATCCCTGGCCTCGAGTAATCCTATGCCAAGCTTCTTCGATATTCTTTCTGCCTCTGACCTGCGCATTAACCATTGAGAAGAACTTTCTCTAAATGTTGCATCCGATGCAGCATCAAGTACGCTTTTAGTATCTTGAGGCTTTGCAGATTCTGCAGGCTGATCTTTGTTTGTCAGTACATCATTAACGACATCATCCATTTCAGCGATGAAGTAGTCATCTACTACCGGAGCGTTAGACGGCTGCGCTTGTTGTGGCGCGACTTCATTGACAATGCTATCCAGATCAATATCAAAATCATCTCCGGCAACAAAAGCTCCGGGTGCTGAATCAGCTTGAGTGCTTGGCCTATCGAAGGGATTAGGAGAGATTACCTCTGCGCTATTCCATAGTTGCGCTCGATATGCTGCTCTTTTCTTTAGTGAATCTAGTTGAAACTTCTTACCTGTGGCCGCATCTGTAGTATTCACATACTCAAGAATAGCTTTGCCTACGCCTTCATCATCACCAGAATTTACTCTGTCGATGATTCCTTTCATGCCTGTGAGCCCTAAGTTATAGTGCATATCAATAAGAACATCCTGCCTGTTTTGAGGAAGATCTTGTCTTTTGATGACTGAGCCTAGTTCTTGCTCTGCAGTCTGCATCCACTTTCTTAATCTAAGGTCGGCATCCTTTTTTGTTACAGGAGTGGCAGAGTCTTTTGTATCCCCGTACCCAACTGCATACTTACCTGTTTTTGCATCTAGGTAAGGCGTTGCACTAAACCCTTCGAATTCTTTAATCTTGTTAATGATTTGTTCTGAAGCTTTGATTCCCACAATTCCCCTCTATCTTTTAGCAAACGGTTTCTTAAGTGTGTCTTCTCCATGAAGCTCAATTAGTCTTAATAAAACTTTAGCTTCATCATCTTCGTTAAGTCTATCGCCGTAAGATTTTCTTATATAATTTAACCACGACGAGTGGACTTGTTTGCCGCCTAGAGGATCTAGTGTTTTGGCAACATCGGTAGACTTGGATTTAAAAAGCCCAAACATGCTGCTTTTTTCTGTAGTTATTAATCCGTCGCGATATAGTCTACCCATTACAGACTTTTTAATATCTGCAATGTCGTAGTTAGGATTAGTATCGCGAACTCGTTCATATTCTTTCATAGCAATGGTAGCTAGTTTTTCTCTTTTGCCTCTATCAAGACCACGACTGAACTGATTTACTAGCCCACGAATCTCTCTAAAGTCACTGCCTCTTGCTTTGTATCTGCCGTTAGCATCTTTCTTTGCTAAATCAATTTTTAACTTTTCAAGCATAGTGTAATCTTCTGCACCAAGTTCAAGCTTGTAGGCTTTTAGATTAACTGCTTCAGCCTCTTCAGGAGTAGCATTTGATAGTTGATCTAGTAGCTGATCACGCACTTGCTGATTAGTTATAACCCCTAAAGTTCCTTTGCTTTTATTTACAGAGCTAATGAACTTAGTTCTTTTTTCATAATCTTTAATGTTGTTAAACTCAGAAGCGGAAGGCATATCCCCACGAGCTAGTCTTTCTGTAAGACGAGACATTGTGTCTAGGTCTGCTCTTTCACTTTGATCTTTTTCAATTTTAAATTGTGTTCTAATGACATCTCTAACATCTTTATAGACTTTAGTATTTGGCGCCAGTTTCCTGGCCATATTTTCTGCAGCGACGAGATCATCTCCTGTCTCTTGCATAATCATTGTAGCTAAATCAAGTGGCTCTCTTGTTGCTTGATCTTGCTCTGCTGATCTTAAAGCTTTATTGATTTTGTCGCGATCAGATGGAATCACTTTGTCATTGTGATTCTGCATGATCTCAGATGCCACTGCCATGTTTCCGGCCTTAAGCTGCTGCTCTACCGAACGTCTGACAGTTTCTGAAATACCTTTTTGAACAATGTATTGCTCTACTTCTGGAGCGTTTCCATACTTTCGACGTGCCTTTTCTGACAACGATTGTGCCACTTCTGCGAGTGCTTGGTTGGAAAATAGTTCCTGATCCCCTGAGCTCTCAATAGCAAAGTTCATCTTGTTGGAGAGTTGAACATCGAATGTCTTGTCTACAACTTGATTCACTTGTCCTGAGACATAAGGGACTTGGAATGCTCTAAATTTATTTAGATTACTTGCTGCCTGTGCTTTAAGAATTGGTTGAAATCTTGTTGGATATTTTTGAATTGTCTTTTCGTAATCCTCAGATAGCTTTCTTTCAAGCGCCTGAGATTTTTCAACCGCATCCATACCTTTAGATACGGCAAGTTCGCCTTGTGCACTGATACGCTTCTCTTCTTGTTCGTTATCAGCATTGGCCTGGGCTAATTTTAACTGCTGTTCATCGACTTGCTGAACTCGTTTAATTAATGGATCTACATTTATCTGTGGTGCTTGAGCGCCCTGAAATCTTACAGATGCCTGAGGTTGAAGTCTGCTCGGTCTTAATAAGTCTTGCGGTGATCTTAGTCCCATTATAATGTCCCTATGCCACTTGCGCCAAAGTTAATAGCTGATCCAATGATCGCCGACTGTCTTGCAATCCCTGCATTTCTGATCTGATAGTCATAGGCAACTTCTTCAAGTTTATATCCTAGTGCTTCTCTTACAGCGTTGATCTCTTCTCTCATTCCGTTAAATACTCCCATCGCTTCGTAGGATCCCTGTATTTTCTGAACTGCAGATCCGCTTACGTCTTGACCTTGTACGGCCATGGCAAGTAGTGCACTTTCGCCTGCTCTTCTTCCTTCTGATTGTGCCTCCATTTGCGCCTGACGTCCACGATAAAGCGCATCTGCAGCTTGATTTCTAGCTTGCATGATGTTTAATTGCGCCTGACCTGATGCAGCAGCATATGCAGCATTGGCATTAAATACGTCAGAAAATAGTTGAGCTCCTGCTAACATAAAAGCAAGTTCTCTATTCTTAACTCCTTGCTCTTCAATTACATCTGCGGTCGTTCTAGCTTCTCCTGTAGGCATAGATAGATCTGCGCCCGGGTCAAATACTGAAGGCGTTTTTTCTAGCGTTTCTTTTTGAATTCTTACTATTTTGCTTGGTGAAGATGCAGGTGTTATTACGCCTTTAGTGGAGTCAGTTACGGGAGCGCCCGTATCGACGTTTATAGATCCGCCGCCCATGGATATTTGTTTTCCGCTTTTAGTAACTCCTGTCACCATATTTTTTACAGAGTCTACGCCCGTAACGGTAACATATTCTTCTCTTTGAAAAGGGTCAGCAATTCGCCGCCCCACCATACTGCTTAGATCCATTGGGTTTGTACTGCTTCTGAGTCCCATATTAATCTCCTGCTATGCCTTTAGGATACACTGACAATATGGAAATAGGTGAAGGATCCACATGTTTAATTGTGACTCGTCCTGGCTCATTCCATTCTGTCGGTATGTGAACTACGATATGTCCGTTAAAGTTTTTGGTTTGATTATTAAGTGACTCATCTTCTCGGGTAACAATCGGAGTCATGTTTTCTAATGTTTGCTCTGGTATTCCTGCGAATCCGCCACGAGTTTCCATAAGCCCCAGGCCAACAGCATTGATAAGCTTCTTGGCATCTGTGACTGTTCTTTCTCCGCTTGTTTCAAGATCAAGAGTTTCAAACTCACAATCATAGGGTATTCCAAAATATCCGTATGAAAAATAATCTTGAAGATTTAAAGTCGTATTTGCCCCTACCTTTTCAATATATAGAATAGGAAGGTTCAAAGAGTTTGGAGATGATATTACTTCTCCGTCGCCTACGACTGAAAGAGGATATTGCTCTTCCTGCCCACCTAAGACTTCGTACATAGTTTCTATAGAAAATAGATTTTCAAGTTTATTTATTGCAGGTGCAAATCTTGAATGCCTTGATAACTTTTCCTTGTCAGATATACTCTGATTTTTAACATCTCTTAAAGATTCTGGAACTGTAGAAAGAAAGTATCCTGAATGCTCATGTGTCCAAGTAGGATCGCCTGTAGTTACTTCTGAAGAAAAGTTAGGTATAAATCTAAGCGTTTGTGTATTTCCTTGAGCATCGTCATAAAAGAAATGAAACTGGAATTCTTGAGAATGCCCTAGAAGTACTGGCCCGTTAGTTCTTATTTTGATCACTTCCCCTTCTGTCCAAACACCGGAAGAAGGAACCTCAATGTTTGCTAGAATATCAAATCCTAAAGGGAAAACAGGTGTGACATGCTCAAGTCTTGTATATCTGCCATCAGGTAGTTTAGAAAGCGTAAATCCAAATCTTACCGAGGAATCGGAAAAAATTTCTCTGTCTCTTATTTTATCGTATCTGTCTTCAAACTGCTCAACTATCTTGACACCATTTCGGTGAACGACTGCACGTAATACGTCGCCAAACTTAAATATGTGCTTAATTTCGCCTTGAGTTTCTACCCTTGAAAATCCATGAATCCCATCATCTGTACATGTAACACGTACAATTTTTCCTGAGTCTGTAAGAAGATACACTGTGTCTTCAATCCCGCCAACAACTTCAAGCTCTTTTATGTTTTCATCAATTAAGTGATCCGAGAATAGTGATGCCTCAAACACATTTAGGTTTCCGTCATCTCCGAACTGGATCGCCATTAATTTTGTTTTTCTGCTATTAATGAAGTAGCCTCTGCGTCCACTCATTTTAGGCTGAACTAATGGATCACATCCTTCTAAAGATATTCTTAACGGATTAATAGTCGTAGGGGTGAGTGCGCCTTGCTCTCCTCCTCTGATTACATATGTGCCTTTTAAAGTAAGTACAATAAGCCTATCCATTGATAGCCATCCGACTATGGGACTGCCATCTTGAATAGGTACGCTAAAAGTAAATGCACCTATTTCATTAAATATAAGAGGAGCAATCATTTGCTTTGGCGCCCCAATCTTCGATGCTGCTGCCTCTCCCGGTTTGATATTCTGAAAGTATGGGCTAAAAGACATTATTAATCTTTGCTGATAATAGACAGAGTTTATCGCGCTATCTAAAAATGTTTGCCCATATATGCTATTGTCTAGTGGAGGAGTTTCGGCCGCAAAGTCTGCCCCATAATCACTTGTAGATACAATTAGGGAAGATCCATCATAAGGTATTTTTGCTGCCAGTTTATAAAAATTATTTGTTTCTGACGTACCTGCTGATCGGTATATGTTAAAAAATTTAACCTGTGCGAGTCTTGAAAGGTACGTACTTGTAAACTCTATTTTAAGGTATGCCGACACTGATGATGACGGATATACTATTTTTCCAGTCAGGTCATTTTCATCCCACGTCGATGGATCATATCCTATATTACTTTGAGATGTTACTTTAACTTCTGTCCCATCTTTTAGAATTGCTGTTACTAAATATGAGGCAGGTAAAAAAGGTGGTATGCCCACTGCTTTTACTGTGGATGTTCCTTCTGCATGTAGTTGTGGATCTTTGTGAAATAGGATCGCCTTTCCTTGAAAATCTACCATGATGTTGCCGCTATCTATTTCAAGATCATTTCCTTCAAATGAGCATGAGGGCGTTATAAATACGCCATCTTTTGTGTAGGTAAACTTTATGGCTTCAGGACTTGGAGCGTTAATTAAGGTCGATGCTGTCACGTTTTGAAATGATACTTCATCTATTAAGTTGTCATTAAAATATAATCTATTGGGTAAAATTTCTGATGTTGTTTGAATGCAAGAAATTGTATTCAATCCCCCTGTCGGAGAATAAAAACTGAAATACTTTACATCTAATATTTCTTCGGGAGTGTAATATTCAAGGCCATCAGGTTTTAAAAATTTTTCTTCTAAAGTATAAACAATAGTAGTACCTGCACGATTGCTTACGCCACCTGCACGCCGAACGTACATGTTCTTAAGCTTTGATAGTCCTGAACTATACGATACAGCATCCGATCTAAATCGAAGCGATGGGGATACTTCACCAAATTGGAACGACGTTTGTTTTCCTGATGCCATAGCTATTTATGCCTAGCTCGAATAAACGGACTAAGCGAATCCTCCATCTGTGGTTGTCTGCCTAGATCGTCTGCAATTCCCATCGATATATCAATTCTAGCATCTGCGTTTATCGTGTCTCTAACCTTTCCAAAGTTATTGGTAATTAGTGAAGGTGCAATGTCCATCGATAGCTGTGCCGCCAATGCTCTTCCGAAGTGGTTAGGCATGGAGATATTATCTGGAATTCTTACTGTATATTTTGCATGTGCATCTGGAGTATTGCTGTAAATCAATTGACCGCTAGAGGAATAGACTTGATGCCATTTCTCTTTCTCGTCATTGTATTGATTTCTATTAGCGAAGAAACCTTCTCTTGCAATCTCTCTAATTACTAAAGCATCTGAAGGTACTACATACGAATACTTATACATCGGAGTAGGATCTTCTTGCTGAAGTACTAAAGGAAGATACTTTGTTGCAAAATTCCAATCGTGCATCTCTAGCAGACTATCAAGCGCCATCCGAAAATGACGCCTAATTATTTTAGCTTGTTGTGAATTTTCTGTTTCAAGATCAACGACTGATAGGGATACGCCTAGACGTCCAAGAGCAAGATTAGCAATATCCGTTTTATAAAGCATATCTGCCCCTTACGATTAAACGAGATCGTCGACCTCTTGTTGCTTTTCAGCTTTTTTAGAAGCTTTCTTTGCAGGCTTGTACTCTTCTGGAGTTTTAACCCATAATGGAAATCTACCATTGTTTAGCTTGCCTTCAAAGAGAAACTTCTCACCCTCGCGGATGACTCGTCCTTTGTAGTAGCCTGTTGCAATAGCTGTGACTTGAATTGATACTGATTCTTCTTTCGACATTGGAACTCCCTCATACAAAAAAGCCACGCTACGAGAGCGTGGCCGTTAGTCTTTATACTATTTTAATTACCCTTTGTAAGACTCGTCAACTGCTCCGACGATTCCTGCAGTAACTTTACCTGCAGAAGCCGGGCCGCCAACAACTTCAAAGAATACGCGGATAAAACGCTCTTTGATTTCGCCAGGAACTTTATCGATAGCTGAGATAAAGCCTGCTTTAAGATCAGAAAGAGGAACGTCTTGGCAAATCAAATCTTTTGGAGATGAAAAGCTAGAGTTATCGTCAGACTGAACTTTAAGCTTAAGAGATGTTAAACCTGAGAAATCCTCAACAACTTGGATAAGAAGTGGGATATGAGCAGATTTAGGGAAGCTTCTTTTAAGCTGAGCCTTAGCGCCTGTGCCTGAGTTATAAGTAATGAATCCCGGTTCCCCGAGGTCATATACATTTTGAGATGCTGCAGAAGCAGTGATGGACTGAGCATCTGAGAGAAGTGATAGTTGATCGAGAATCATATTTACCTCTTTACTTTGTTATATTAAACAACCCTGTCTTCGCTGTTAAGAATCGCATCACACTCACGGATAGGAATGCCTCTGAACATAAGAACTTCTTTAGCATTCGGGCCGTACTTGTCGAAAGTAAGGAAAAGGTTATTTCCTTGCTCAAGACGAGCTTGGTAATCCAAGAATTTAACAAGAGTAGTGTTCATGTAGAAACATGTCTTACCCATGCTAGTTCTTCTGCCTTTATGAGCGTAGTACATTTCTGTCATAATATTAACAACGTTTGCACCTGTAGAAGCATTGATCTGAAGATCAGATACGTCGATGTTACAAGCACGAGCTAGGTATTGCCAGTTACGAACAGTTAAACCAAAGTGCATAGAGAACTCTTCGCGGTAAACCATATAACGGTCGCCGTTAGAATCTGTAGCAGGAATGATACCGCGATCTTTACGCTCAACACCTGCTTTATGACCTTTAGGGTAGATCAAGTGACAAGAGCGCTTGTCCCAAGTAATCAACCAGATTGAAGTGTTATCATTTCCTGTACCGCCACCATCGATAATTTGAGAACCGTTTTCAGCGCTCAAAGAATTGAAACGTGGAGAAAGCCCCATAGGCTTAGAAGGATCAACTGAAGAATCGTGGTAGAAAATAGCTGTTGCCATTTCTTGTGCCATTGCTTCAAGGTGATCTGCAGCCATCTCCATACGAACAGAAGCTTTCTCTTCTGCTTTTTCGAAGATGTCAACATAACGAGTATCAACTTCAGCAGCAGAGTTTACGAAGCCAGTAGTATCTTTTACTGTCTGCATATTCCCTTTACCTGCAGGGATACCTTTATAAAGACGACCCCAAGTAACTTCAGGAAGACCTGTTTTTACTGTAGTTTCGTGAGATAAACCGCGGTTACACTCGAAGGCAGGAGCATCTTCAAGAATTGGGTTTTGTGCTGCAAGAAGATTAACAACATCTGCAACGTCTTTGTTCTCTGGCATAACTGCCAAATCAAGTAGTGTAGGATACTGTGCATTTAGTAGAGCCATATTATTTTTCCTTTTAAAAGCATCTAATTGCCTTCGACTATTCTAGCATGATGCGAGATTAATTTAGAGTCAACAAATTTTTAGCACTATTTAAAAAATTCTGGATACCAACTCTGCAATGTCTCACTGTTTTTTGCTGCAGGCGCTGAAGAAACTCCCTTGCCCGGCAAACTATCTGGAGCTATTGCGTCACCGATTCTCTTTAAAAATTTAGCTATTACGAGATTGTTTCCAACTTCCGGGGTGTTTAGTAGATTAATTAACTCAGGATCTCCAAACTCTTTTACTGCTCGGCTGATTGATGCAAAAGATTGCTCTTTCTTGTCGCCAATAAAATCCGGATCGTTTTCAATTTCTTTTCTCGCTTTCTCAATTCTATCTGAGTATTCTTTCTCTTTTTGTGCCACTGCCTTTTTAAAAGCAGAGTCTTTTAGATGTAGAAGTTTCTCTGCATCTTCTTTAGTAAGGTTTAATCTTGATGCTTCAGCAGCGATCTCATTAAGATCTTCTTCTGTAAGATTAGATCCTTCGAATAGGTTAAGTTCGTATTCTTCAAACTCGTCAGCAACAACATCAGTCGAAGGCTTTGCTTCTTCCTTTTTTGGTTCTGCACTTGCAGGTTGTGCAGATTGTGAAAGTGCTGTCGGCTCACTAGGCTTGGCTTCAGAAGATACCTTCGGATCCGCCTGAGATGGAGTCGATGCCTCCGATGATGTTGTCGATGGTGCTGACGTGCTTGGTGTTACTGTCTCTGTTGTTTCGCTCATAATCTATTTTCTCCTCAATGGCCCTGTCTTTTGCTTCCCTCATCATATCAAAGATACGATCCTCAGAAGAATCCGATATTAATCCGAGAAGGTAAAGTCCTACCTGTCTTCTTCCTATTTGTTTAAGCATGTCGTTTCCGGAGCCTTCAATGTCTCGATAGACTCCGCAATAAGATAGTAGGCGCCACATTAGTCGACGCCCCTGTTCGGTAGATGTCACCCATTCGATGTCATCTCGATCGCGCTTGATAAGCTCTTTAGAATCCATTTACCCTCTTAAACCTTCGATGCTGTCAACATTGTATCAAGCATCGAGCCCTCTCCAACTTTGGCTTGAGATAAATCTTTTGCCATCGTTGCGTTTTGCATTTGCTGTTGCGCCATTAACTGTTGCTGTTGTTGTGCCGCAATTCCTTGGCGAACGCTATTAAATTCATCTTCATCTAAAATTAACGTCGGGTCAATAGCTACATACTCTGCATACTTTCTTATTGCTGCTTCTGCATTGAGTAATTTTAAAAGTGCCGGATCCTGTTGCACTTGTGACATGCTTGCAGTATAGTTCGCAAACCTTTCCAAAGAATTCATCATTGACACCTTGGCGGCTTGAGCAAGGATGGAGATGTACTCGGGTCTTAATTGCTCACCTTCTAGTTCAGGTGGTCTTTTTGGCATTCTTCCTGCATCTTCTAAAATGATCTGAGCATTATAAATTATCTTAGATGATAGATCCTGATCCCATTGCCCTAGTACAGGAGCTAATGTCGCCATTCTTTCTGATGCTTTTTCTGTAATTTCTGCCGCAGTAATATGCGATTTTGATTCCTGTCCTGACATCATTAAGAATAGATCTTCATAGAATGCGGATCTAATTGCATTGGTATATTCCATCTGATCTGCAACGAGTTCAGATATTTTTGGATCCATTGTGAACGCAGGTTTAAATCCAGCGGCTGCGCCTTGATCGTCGACGTAAGTGATTCCTCCTGCAAGGATACTTGCTTGATGGCGTCTTAAGCTTGCGTGTCCTACCATAGGCGGCTTAACTAATTTAGCAATTGCTTCTAGTCTGAATTTTTCCATCTCTTGCAGTGTCATAATATCTGACAATGCAATCTCTCCTGGCCCGTCTACACCATAGTTTTCCTCAGGTGCAACTTCCCATCTTGGAGTAATGACAGGGAAATAGTCGTATCCACTTGTCTTAATAAACTCTTTATCCCCTAAAGCTTTCTCATTTCTAAAACCTGACGACGATTGTGGAGGTAAGTTACCGCCAACAGATTGAACGTAGGTATAGGACTGATACTTCTTATCAAGAGGATCTAAAGATTTCTTGTTAGGATTGTATGTCGGATTAGGTAGGATGACCGTTGTTAGTACAACAGTTTCTAAGTACTTTGCATTTTCCCAATTAGTTCTTACCCACGTAGGGATATTAGACCAATCGATCTGCCCTGATGGATTTAACTTTGCGTATTGCTCTACGACCTGACGAGTAGTTAAAGAGAAATCTCTATAAAACATATTCGTATTGCCTTCTGCGTCACAGGCAAACCCGTAAGTTCCAATGGCAAAAGGGTAGAAGTAGAATCCGTATCTAGGATGCGGAAGCATGGCGAAGGCAGAATTTGAAAAGATACCTACGTCTTTGTATGCTAAAGGTAGGATTCTGTAGAGGTTTGATACTTGGAAGTGTGAGTTTAATATAGACTCAGATTCAGCAAAGTATCTTTTGGCCGCAGCAGAATTTGCTTTCTTTGTATTGTTTACTGTTAGGTTAAACCATGGACGAGATCTCGGCGTTGCTCCGTTCATCATGCCCGATACAAATGTTCTTAAGCTTCGTCCTGCTTGGTTCTTAATGATATGTCTATCTTTACGATAGCTATTATGCTTATCATCCGGATTCATCTTGAATCTCTCAGGAGAAATGTAGTCTGCTAGTAATTGCCAAGTAGGCAGTTTCTTTGCAAGCTCGTTCTTAAGAGATGATCTAATGCCATCAACTTCCGAGTATGTAAGCTTTTTCATATATTATTTCTTACCAGATTGTTTTTTAAATGCTGCTAGATATTCTGGATAATCTGCAGGATTGTTGCCGATATTTGCCCATGTTTGTGGGCTCATTGGCTCAGACGGCATTACTGCCTGCTTCTTTTTTACTTTTACTTTTGTAGGACTAGCTTCAACTTTTGAAACTGGTTTTGCTGCAGGTGCTCCTTGGTTTCTCATTTCCATTGCTTCGATCTCTTGTGACAGACCTTCAGCTTTAAGCACTGGCATTTCTCCTGTCATGGCAGAAGGGATTGGCCCTCCGATTGGCCCCATCTTTGCAGATGGTACAGGTTGAGCACCCATGATATTTGCTCCAATCATTGATTGAGAAGCTGACATATCTGGTAGATTAGCTGTTAATTGTTTTTTCTTTTTTACTTTTACTTGAGCCATAATGATCTCCTAAAATGTTCCGGCAGTAGTAGGCATATTTTGCCCTATAAAGCCTTGAGGTGATGCTACACTACTTTCTGAAGATCTGCTACCTGTACGCAAAGCCCCGGCCATCGCTACATTTTCGGCTTGTTGTTTTGCGCCCATCTCACGCACAGCAGCTTCTCTTCTTGCTTTCTCAGCTTCTTTCTCCGCTGCTTTTTGCGCCTCACGTTGGGATTGTGATTGCATATTTCCTAATAGGCCACCTGCAATAAAGCCAATTGCAGCGCCTCCTAAAGCTCCACCTATAGTTCCTGCAGGGCCACCGAAGGATCCAACAGTTGCACCAATAGACGCACCAGTACCTGCTCCGGCCATACCACCTGTAAGAAATCCTTGCTCATTTTGTTTAATGGCCATAAAAACTCCTATGCCTTATAATTAGGCGATGGTCTGTAATATTTGTCAATATGAGATTGATCCGATACATAATTGGACTTATTCCTTCGATTCCATTGCTCGACGAATTCCTCATCTGACATTCCTTGAGATCCTGCCGTTGCTCCGGAAAAGTCTGCGTAAAAGCTAGGCTGCTCTACATCCGCAAATGTTTGAGCTAATGCGTCTGCTTTATCCGGCGATCTTCCGAGCCTTGACTTGATCTGCTCTTTTTCTTCTAAGCGGAATACTCCACCATGGAAGATAAGCTTAGGCATCATGAGCTCTTCGGACAGTTGTGGATCTTTAGGTAGGCATCCACCCTTTCTGATCCAGTCCCTCATTCTAACCCACATCTCAGTTCTTTTGTTGAAATATCTTTTATCGTTTGCTTTCGCATTATAAACGATTGGAGTAATATCGAGGTTTGGAAATAGCCCTAGACTGTCTATTACTGATGACCCGTATCCTCCGGTGTTATCAACAAAGACTCGCTCGATTCCTTGGTCTTGTTGCATGAATGCGATTTTGCTTGCAAGCTCTGGGCCATATATGTCAGACGAAATAGATTCAAGAGGATAACACTTAAGGCCCCGACGGCGAGCAAAAACAGTCCTGTCAATACCGCCGCGAGCGACATCAACCCCCAAGCGATGCTGAGAGTTCTTAACAAGTTTTTCTGCAATATCCCTGTTTTGCGATTCATGGATCTCTGCCTCCGTAATTAGCATATCACTAGATACGTTAGGATATTTACCAAATACGTTTACCATTACCCATGGATCTTCTTTTCCGTATGTCTCGATCTGCTCACGCGCCCAATCCTTACTTACCCTTGGTGCACGTTTAGGATCATCGGGATCCCCTGATATAGTATAGACTGCCCACTTCTGAACAGATCTTCCCATGTAGGCGCGATAGATAATACCTTTCGGAACCTCTGGGTTGGCCGTCACTAATAGTTTAGCTGTCTTAGTATCGGAGTCACCTGTTGATAGTGCTGCATCTGCGGTTGCAAGTACGGCATCTGGGATTGTACCTGCTTCATCGATAAGAAATGCTACGTTGTCGGAGTGAAGACCTGCTAGTGCTGACGCCTGCTGAGATTCATCTGCTTGTTTTGGAAATGACCTTGCATCGATAAACGAGTAACCTTCATGTCCTTTCATTGTGATCTTACTAAAACCTTCGTTTGTAGATTGAGTAAGTAATGGAGAACGAGCGCGCCACTTTAAAAGTTCCGCCCAAAGGTTTGCCATTAAGTGATCTTTCGTTACGGAGAGTGCTGCCATCTTAGGTTGATAGCGTGTGGCAAAGAAGTGCCATCCGAGCATAGCGAGTGTAAATGTCTTTCCTGGCCCTTTAGATGCCACAAGTGCAATACGCTGATTATTAACGTACAGATCTACTACATCTTCCTGCCAAGCATCGAGTGTCACATCGAAGGCATCTTTAAAAAAGATCTTCGGTCTGTGCCTCCAAAGTTTAGCAACATCAGATGGTTGTAGTGATATTGGTTTACCCAAGCTTCTTCGTGTGTTTGGAAATCCTATATCATTCATTGTGTCATCCCCGGTTTGTATGTACCATGTTATAATGAAGTTAATACAGTTTATGTTTTTCCTTCAATTTACTCTCTACCAATTTGACCCTCTGTGGCAGTCAATGTATCAACCTGCACCCACTGAATCGCAACGGGTGCAAGAAGTTTCAACGGAACCTGAAGATCAAAGCTATTCGGAATTATCAAACAACTCGGAAGCTGAACATTATTCCTGGGAGCTCGGAACTCCTGACAACATTCCTGAAACAGAAATAATCTATTAGATAAGATCATCTATTTTATCCGGCGCTTCGAGATTACGCTTCTCTTCGAGTTCGTAATACTCAGCTTCTATATCCTCTAAAGATTTTCCTGAATCTTTGTCGTAAGACTTCAAGATAATATCGGATAGAGTAACATTGTGATTCACATCTAGCTTTTCTATAAAGTCAGCTTCGGACTTACCAAGAAGTTCTGAAGCTTTAAGTCTAATCGGTAGCGGTATGTTACCTTCTGGTATTGGAACACCATTAGGATCTAGTTCTTCTTTTCTATATGGATCATCGTTTTTCATAATCTGTGACCAAAGTGCCTGACGTTCTTCGCGCGTCGCTATGACTTCTTTAAGATTGGCAACATACTTTCTTCGATCTTCGATTGCTTTCTTAATAAGTGGAAGTGATAGTAGCTCTTCACCTTTTTGTTTAAGGTAGACGTCTGTGCCGTTGTACCCTGCAACTCTCATTGCTTGAAGTAAATCGCCATCGTAAGCTTCTACAAATACTCTATGCTTCTGAGATAATTTCAACATTTGATTTTGCCTCCTTACGCCTTTTCTCAAAGTATTCATGTATCTCTGCGCGATCTACGATGTAGTTCTTCGATGGTAGATCAAGCACCACTTGGCATTGTGATGGAGATAACTTTGCTATGTGAATTGTAATCTTTTCGTTGTTGGGTAGTGTGATGATTAGCGATTGGTTTTTACGTCGAGTGAGTGACAGCATATCTTCCTCCGATGATAGATATATTAAAAGCAGGATACGGCCGTAACATCCTTGTAGTCAACCGCACCTATAATTATTTTGGGCAGGGGTGACATGGTATGTCTATAAATATTTTAGAGGGTGGGGGAGGGGTATGGGATATTATAATAATAAGTATGTGAGTCTAGGGGCAGTTGGGCCGGGGTGGGTATATACACGCGCGGTCACAACGAAAGGGGGTCGACAAGTTCACAAAGACGAAAAGTTTGATTGAACAAAAAATCTAATAGGCTCTGAGACGATCAGAAACCTAGCTAGGCGACGTTTAGACCTGCATGCCTTGGCGTACCTAGCGACTCTCCAAAATAAATGCACTATGAGGCGAGCAATGCCAC